ACGTTCTTTCTCGCGGTTCTGCTTACGCAACTCGCGTACCCATTCAGGCGCACGAGTCTCTTCTTCGTGAGGTGGCGCGTCCTCTCCAATGGAAACCACAACTTCGCTTTCGTCGTTGGCGTCTTGGTCATCTTGGCTCTCGGATTCGCCTTCACTGTTGGCTTGGTTCTCCAAACCCTCAGTGTCAATGTCGCCTAGTTCCTCGTTGTCAAGAACTCTTTCTTCGTCGCTCAGCTGCTCTCCACCTTCTGCCTTTTTACCCATCTGACTAGCTCCGTACCAAACTCACCCATTGAACGGCGGGTGGATGCCGTATTCCCGAAGTGTATCCGCGCCAAAGGCGCTTGGCAACAACTCAAGGCGTTATTTGTTGATCCTGTGCTTGGCCAAGACTGCTGTCATTATATTCACTTTGGCAGAAGTTCTAAAACGGTCACCGGCCAGCCATTTTCCTCCGACTTACCGACGACCCTGAATCTCTGGTCGCGATCAAGAAGAAATTCCTTCTGCCAAGAAAAGTGCTCAGTCGGTCCTTTGACGTCTTTTCCAGATACGAGGCGCCCGTCTGGTAACTTTATCTTCAGAAGATGTACATTGTCGACCCAGTCTTCCACCATATCTGGGGCAATTCTATTCACTACGACATCTTTAGACCTTGAAGTGGACATAAACCCCTTATCCACAAAGACGTCACCGATATTTAATTTTGACAGCTGGTCTGCTTGCTCGTGACCAGTAGCTCGCCACAGCGTCTCTCCCTTGGTCTTAGATCCTGTAGTGAGGTAAGCACTTAAGTCCTGTATCATTTTCTGGGACTTCGCCCCGAATTGATCTAAAGGTGTGCCATGCCGTAATAGAGTGTTCCAGTTTGTGGCAGCACCAGCGACGTACTCCTCCAGTGCCTTCGCGGCACCGGTTGGTATAGCCAATACGTCCTCAACCTTCCCGACTTTCGTCATACCGGCAACCGCTGGCAGTAGGGCAGTTCCTTTACCCACGGCTGACGCCAAGCCTCCAGGACTCGGGACCACCACAGAAGCCGCAAACTCCTTAAGCGGGTCGCGGGCTTCGGATATAAGTCCGCCCTGCTCCATCCTTTGACCAATCCACTCTGAACCCAGCACCGGTTTTTCAACCGCGTAACCAAACGGGCGCATCGCCATAGTTGCCAGGTCAACAGGGCCTCCGAGCGCTGAGGCCAGAGCGCGGTAGGCTAGATCCTTTCCAGAAATATCAGCCATTGTTCATTCCTTTCCGGGTTGATTGGACTAATGCCGCCGCGTCAAGAGCTAGACGGCTATCCTTTTCGTCGATCTCTGATAGGATCTTCATGGTATTGGCCTGGGTCTCGTCTGCCTTGGCCACCGTAAGCACAGTATCGGCGCGAGCCTTGACGGCGCGAGCCTGTTCGGCCTCGGCAGCAGATTGCAGGTAGAGGTCGTTCGGGCTCGGCTGGGCATTCTGCGCGGCGGCTGCTAGTTGCTGGGCTTCTTCCTCCGTCGGCTTCACAACGCCCATGCGGAGGAGCTTCCCTCGGAAGTAGTCGCGCACATCACTGATGCCCTCGCCTTCCATATTCAGCATCGCCATCGCGCCGAGCACCTGCTTGGTTTCAGGATCATCTGTGATAGCTGCCATGCCGGTCAACGCGCGGACGGTAGCTGCTCGCTTGCTGGAGCTGCTCGGGCCGACCTCCACTGCCACGTCGAAGCGCGCGTCTGCCAGATCGTTCTCCGTCTCAATCTCACCAGTCTCTTGATTCACCATCGGCTTCAGCAGCTCAACCGATTGGATCTCGCCCTGCTTGCCAACAGACTTCATCTTGCGGCCAGACTCGACGAACACGTCCTTGGCCATGCTCAGCCAGATCTCTCCACTGCGCTTGATAGAGGTGCTCATGTTGCTCATGTAGATGAAGGTCTGCATGTCAAGCCGATTCTGGATCAACTCGACAGCTTTGCCGGAGATGTTCGGCTGCAGCTCCTCGCCGGCTTGCTGGTTGCCAAGCAAGTCTTGCATATCCTGCTCGGTGATCTGCAACAGCGCTGCCATGGCCGGAGGAATCTGCGGAGGCTTAGTGTACGCCACCGGACCACCAACCACGGTCTGCCCATTCATGTCGGTGATTGGATTGATCAACAGGTAAGGGTAGTTCTTAATGTTATCCTCTGCCCACATCACTTGGTGGCCAGCGATTTGCTCCGGCGTAAGGATGGGCTTCTCGACGCTGGACAGTGCGCTGATCTCTCCCAGCTTGGACAGCTGCATGTTCTTCAAGCGCTGGGCATCCTTCGACAACCGCACATGCCCCATGCAGCGCTCAACGTTGTCAATGAACCAACGCTTGCCGTACATCGGGACAATCGGAATGCATTTGCCGGCGATGTAGCCGCAGTCCTCGAGAATCTTCGCGCCGGACAACAGATACTTGTGGACTTTCTTTGCCTTGATCCGCTTCTCACGAATCTTCTTGGACCCGATGGCAAACAGCTTCTCCTCGAGTCCGTCATCCGCTTCGAAGTCGGCGTCGGAGTAGCGCTCCTCCTCACCGTCCAAGGTCTGCCAGATGTGGATAATCTCTCCACGCTCCTCGATCCGGTAGTATTCGGCGACATAGACTACATCTGGTGTTAGCCAATCGAATTCATGCTGGTGCACGGTCTTTGGCCAGGATGCCGGGTCGTCGCCATACTCGTCCTTGTACGCCTCGCGAGTCATGGAGGTCAGCACAAAGCAACGCTTGGCGTCGGACTTATCCTGCCGTTTGGCATTCAAGTCGAAGAACACAGAGCTGTCGGCATCGAAGATCGGTTCAATACGGATGCGCTGGCGCTCGTCTTCCGGGTCTTCCTCGTCCTCATACTCAGCGCGCAAGCGCCAAGCACCGAAGCCACCGCCGACGGCTTCTTCAAAAGCGTTATCGTAGGCTTCCTGTGCGCAGCTGTCTTGCTCATCTGCGCGGTACAGGCCGTTGCAGGTGTCTGCCAGCTTATCGTTCTCTGCACCCTCTTTCGGGATGAAGTCAACCGTGATGCGGTTGTTGCGGTACTCGTTGATGATTCGAATGACAGACAGGTGGATCTTGTTGACCTCGAACTTCGGTTTGTTCTCGAACTGCTGACCAAGCGGGCCTTCCCACTGCGCACCAGCAATCGAATAGAATCGGCGATCCTGCAAGCACTGAAGGCGCTCGTCTCGGAGGGCGGACTGGATCTTATCAAACTCAGCCAACGCATCGGCATGAATGTCTGCTAGCTGTTGCTCTTTGCTCTTGCGGGCCATGTTTAACTCCTATTGAAATAATTCATCGTTGGCAAGCTGTTGACCACAGGCTGCTTTGTTTCCTTCTTCAGGATGCCCGGAAACAGCGCGGTCAATACCCAGATCAGGGCGTCTGCCCGGTTCGGGCTTCGTTCGCCCAAGTATCCTACGGTCGAGAAGGCGACCAGCTCGTCTTCCAGTTCGCGGAAGACCCCAACGTGGCGCACTTTGCCGTCTTCGTAGAGGGCTGAGATCGGTTCAGCGCGCACAGCCTTGCCGCGCGAGGCTGTAACCTTGAGGAATGGTGTTCTCGGCCGAGCAGTAAGGATCACGTGCTGCACCATGGCACCGCCGTAGTTGGTCTCGCCGACGATGATATCGGCCTCGTGGCGGTCGAACGCACTGGTGGCCACTTTGCCCCAGGTCGCCGGACCAGCCTTGACAGTGCAGTCCTCAAGCACATAGCAGTTGCCATCGACACCAAGGCCTGCCACCACGATTCCGATCTCATCGTTGTCGGCATTGTCTGTGTCACCACTACCCGACGGGTCAACCCCGATGCCAATGCGCACCATGTCTGGCAGCTCTCCGCCAACATGACGCCATTTGTCCACGACCTCGTCCGTGAATAGAGCGTTCGGGTTGGCATCTGCGAAGTCGCCATCCAAGAAGCGCCGGCGCAGTCTAGCACTCAGCCCATGCAGAGTGTCGAGATAGCCATCGGAGAGGTTCTCCGCATTGTCTTGCGGATTCATCTGGAAGGATGCGAAGTCCTCGGGCTTCGGCAACGGCATCTTGGTCTCGGGATCAACCTTCTTGACAAAGACGAGGTACGTCCAGTGCGCCTTGTTCGGTGGATTGCAGTCGTAGAACATCCGCGGCTTGAGCTGGGTGGAGTCGCGACCCTTGACTAGCGTCATGGCCAGCTGCGCTAGACGGGTGACAACCATGTTGCGGCCATTCCACGGAATCTGCGAACACTCGTTCAAGTAGATGGTGGCGTACTCATTACCGAGAATCTTCTCTGTGCGCTCCTTGTCATCGAGGCCGCCGAACCATATCTCGGACTCTTGGTCAGTCCCTGGGTTGATGGTGACGAACCAGTCCGACTTGTTCAGCTTCCACTTGACCTCCGGGAAGGCAATCTCCATCACCTTCGGGAAGGTGTCAAAGATGATGGAGGA